GCGCTTGACTTTTTTAGCCCGCACATACATGCTCGCCTGCCACGGGTATCCCTCATCTGCCAGGGCCAGCACTTCTTTCGCAGCATGGGTAACCTTGGAAAAATTTCCGGACGCGTACAGTCCGTTTTCATCAGTCCACGTTTTTCCGGAGCCGACTACCCGGTCGCGTTCGTGCTCTCTGAGGATGGGCATTTTCTTCTTTGTTTTGATGCCGGACAGGGCAATGATCAGCGACCCCCAGAGACGATCAATCACCGTTCCTGTATATGCAGTAATTAGAAAAGATCTCTTTTGATCTTTTCCGCCTCCGGATCCATCGCCGGCCGCCAGGATCTCCACAGGCAGACTCATGCCCAGCCTGGAGCGCTGTTTGTTGGCATTGTCCCAGTCCAGATTGCACGCGGCATATGCGGCTTTTTGTTTTTCTCCGTTGTCCATCCGTTCTGTGGTGCACCGTTTTAAAAAATCCTGTTTGCCTTCATTTGCTTTTGGTTTCATGTTTCACCTCTCAATTTATTTCGAGGAATTATTTTTATGTCATTGCGAGGAGCAAAGCGACGCGGCAATCCCCACGCCTCACGCCTCTGGCCCCTTGCCCGCTTCAATGCATTTTTTGCACACATCAGCCACACCGAGCCGGCCCTTTTTATCTTTTTCAAATCCGTCGAGCAGCTTGACATCCCCGCATCGCGCGCATGTCTTGATCGGGCTTATGATATCCTGAACCGTTTTTTTATTTTTTTTACCCATATTGCTAAAAACTCCTTAACACCCACACATCGATCGGCAGATGATACGCATTGATTGCCCTGTCCAGCCGGGTCAAATATTTTTCATCTGGTTCTGATTCCAATATCAGAACAATCCCGGCACGCTTTCCGGTCATCAGCGAATAATACAGGCTCTGCCCGATCGCTTCCGCCCACTTGGCAGCGAAATCGAACTCAACAGCATGTGTCCTCGTCAGGCAGTCGCAGCGGGTTTGATCCTGTAATACAACCTCTACCTGTCCGCCGGCTTCACTGCACCATCGCTCCTGGTACCACTTCTCGGAATGCAAATGGCCGGCAAATGCCAGTACACCGGCGCCAAGTGCCAATAGAATAAACAACTGTATCTTGAAAAATTTAATCATCGTCTTTTTTCGGATCGGGCACTTCCTTTTTTTGTTTCCCGGGTTCATCTTTTTTAACATCAAGGTCCAGATCTTTTATTTTCTCCTGCTCCCGTTTTCTTTGTTCAAATGTTTCTTCCCAGTCATCACCCTGGGCAGCCACCTCCTGTGCGTAGGTACTCAGGCAGGAATCGATCCGCTTGATCGCCGCGTCCGTTTCCTTTACAGGATCCACAAACCCCCAGCCCCCGCCGATCCAGTTGGCCCTTGTGTATTCATGCTTGTATTTGTAAAAGTCCGGCGCATTGAATTCATCCCGCAGGTACGCTTCCTCCAGGACCAGTTCCCAGATCGGCTGGTTAAACTTCATCGAAAACCAGTTGCGCCAGTTCATAAACATCCGCCGCCCTTCCAGCAGTGACGCACGGGCGGATGAATAATTTGTCTTTGAAAAATCTTTGACCAGCAGCTCATACGGCATGCCGATGCCCACACCGATCAACCGCAAAACCGTCTCAACAAACGGAGCAAACGCGTCCCCCGGTCGCTTCGGGTCCACCGTGTTGATTGATTCACCGACATTGAGATATGACACCTGTGCAGGCTCAAGGGATTGAATGCGTGCGTTTGTGGTTGTTTCTGTTTCTGTGGCCATAAAATTGGCACCGGCCATGGGATCAGCTTTCGTAATAAATACCGCCAGGCACGCGGCCACCCTGGAGGCAACCACTTCCGCTTCCAGGTAGTCTGCCAGATCTTTGAAGTAGGTAAGCACCGGGGCAAAGAACGGGATGCCGCGAACCTGCCCCGGGCGCTTTGTGGGGAAAACGTGCAAAATTTTAGGCCTGCCCTCATTGTCCCGGGCAGCGATCTTTTTATATTTATCCAGCGTATTTGCCTGCTTGATCCAGTATTTGACCGGCTGGCCGCGGCTGCCGAATTCAATGCCATGTTTAATGGTATTTTTCCCGGTGGTTTTTGCTCTCAATGGCGCTGTCAGCCGATCGGATTCGTGCAGCTCAATGCACCGGCCAAACGGCCGCCAGGGCTCCTCCGCCCAGGTAGGGATGGCAATGATCTCGCCATCTTCAATAATTTTGGAAATCGCCAGAAACTGGATTTCATCCATGGTCAGCGTATTGGCGGAGTCCGCAAGCGGGCAAAACTTCTGCCAGGCAAGCTCCGCCTGCTTCTGCAGATCCTTTGCCTTTTCCTCGGATATGCCGATGGTGTCCGCGCGGATCCTGGACTGAGGTGTCAGGCCGTTTCCGACAATATTGATTTTGAGTGTATCTGTGGCGCCCGCGGCAATGGGGTCGTTTCTGTTTTGATGGCGGGTGCGGGTGCGAAGCGTGGCCAGATCATAAGAACCCGGAGTGGTGGAATCAAACAGCCCCGGCAGGATCCATCCGGCCCGGGTCCGTGGCGTGTTGGCTGCGCTGTACTGGGATGACAATGCCAGAACGGTCCGGGCCTTTGCCCGGCTGACCGCCCACCCTGGAGCCACTGCCTCGATGAGACGATCAATGCGGGTTTGCGATTGACCCGGCCGATGGCTCATGATGCGTCCTCCAGCTTGATCTTGTTTGTAAATCCGCCAGCAGTTCCCTCAGCCTGCTCCAGGTCATAGCGGGCAAGAAGTACAGCTTCCCGATTTTGCAATGCGTCCAGCCGGGCCCGGACAACCTTTGAATCGCCCTGACCGATCTCCTGGGAGGACATTACCGCGGAAATTGCCTCTTGAACTTCCTCCAGCTGCTCCAGCGTTGTTTTAACGGCCATACATAAAAAACCCCATATTTAGTGTGCGCAAAATTTGCACCCACTATAACATGGGGTTTTTGGCCTTTCGGGATAATGAGGGTATTATGAGGGCATTATCATGGAATATTTATGTGATTTATGGGGTTGACAGTGGCATTATATATAAAAACATTGATTTGCTGGATTTTATCTCATAAAATATCATATCCATACAAACTGATCATGATAATCGTTATTAAAATAATAACTTAGCTGCACTTGCCCTTCCTGCCTCACTAAAAAATAACGATGGTTTCCCGTCTTAGATCCCCCACATTGACGACAGATTAAACTCTGCGGCAATAACGCCCCGCACTTTTCACAATAAAATTGCATTTAAACACCCTTAGAATATTCATGTTTTGCTGGGGTCTTTTCCACAACATGGGCAAATATTCCCTCTTATTTTCTTAGACACTTCAAAACACGCATCGCATATAAAAGCACCACAGAGCTCACACAATTTAAATCCATCGTCTGCAGAATATAAACTTTTCCGACATACTCCGCATTTATCATCTTGAGTTATTTCCATTAACGCCCCCCCTTTTCTAATAATTCTCCCCGTCTCCATTTCTTCCCTTCCCATTCACCCACCTCCTGATCGCCCGCATGGACTTCTCCGGTACCGGATCACCGGCCAGCCAGTTCTCCACGGTTCTCAGTTTCTTCCGATCAGTAATATCAGCAATGCTTTCCACAGTCAATCCGTACTCATCTTTGATCCGCTTCAAATATGCCACGCTCGGATGTTCTCCGCAACCCTCTCTCCGGCCGCCCCTGTCCGTCATTGCGAGCGAAGTGAAGCAATCCCCCAGCTGGCCCATTTCATTGCTTCCCATGTTTCCATTTTTCTTTGCGTCATTGCGAGGAGCGAAGCGACGCGGCAATCTCTCCCTGTCACCACATCCCCTTTTCTCCGATTCATCTTTTCTCCAAGCCCTGCTGTTCAAAACCATCAGCCAGAATCCAGCAGCTTCTCCCAACATCACCAGCCAGAACACATACCACTTGGCAATTTTTTCCGGCACCCATTTTATGATCGATGCCGTGGCGAATACCGGCCCGGAATACTCAACCGTCTTTTTCACAGCCAGCCTCTCGAGCTCCTGCAGGATCTCCCGTAACCGCTCCTGCTTTTCATAATATCCAGCACTCTTCATCGCCTCGAGGCGCTTTGTCACCCATTTATCTGGCCACTGGGCGATGGTGGTCTCCAGGGTGTCCAGGTCCGTGCGGATCGCTGCGGCCTCTTTTCCCAGTATCGCCCGTCGTGTCTCGAGCTGCTGATATCCGCTGGTAGACACATGATGCGAAAGCCACATAAATCCCAAGACACCTGCGGATGTTGTAATGATCAGCGCAATGATAACAAGACTCCTCCCCAGCCTCGAGAGAAATCCAAGCTCCGGCCATTGCCGATGCGTACCGATCACAAGTGATAATTTCGACCCCTCGAGCCCGGATCCAAAGACCACGGCAAACAATGGCTGGTCCGCCAGAAACGATCTCAGGCCGTACACGCTGGCCATACCGAACATCCCGAACACTGCTGCCAGAAATATCCCCAACACCATTTTTTTAACGGCATCCATCACTCCTCTCCCTCCTCGATATCTTTCACCCGCTGCCGCATCATAGCTCTGAACCAGTCCTCAACATTATCCGTGTGCCCGTATATTCTTCCATCTACCCTTCCAGCCGGCATCCCCATGCTAAACAGTTTATAAATCACATTCTCACCCACACCGATAAACTCCTGGAATGCCTTCACCCCCACAAGTATTTTTTCACTTTTCACCGGTCCAGTCTCCGTTTCTTTTCTTTCGGCCAGAAATACTTCTTTTCACCCTCCGGGTATTCAATAGCCCGCACACGCTCATCAATTTTCGCCGCCTGCTCCTGGAGCGCATCGATCCGTCCAGCAAACTCCTCCCGCCCGCATGCCTTCCCCGCGAAAAACATCACCGCGCATAAAATCGATAACATATATATTATGTTCGGATCATTCTTCATTTTGACAGCTTACTCTTTTTTCAGCTATTTTCTTTGCCTCTTCTACCGATCCACAAACAATCGGATCCCCAAACCCATCCAGCCAGGATCCGGTCCAGTGCTCAGATATTTTACATATTGTTTGTTTGTTTGCTTTTCCGAGCCAGAAGCCAGGCTCTTTTTGCTCCCATGATATCTCCATTTTCTTTTCTTCTCCCCGTCTCCTTTTCTCTGTTTCCCAACTCACCTTTCCATCCACCCGCCATCACGGCCCCGGGTCGCCCAACCGGATCCGGCCGGCTTTGCGGGCGGCGCTTTTTTCTCCGCCGGCGCTGGAGACTTAAACAGATGAATACCCCCGCCCGGCCATTCCGGGTCCGCGCAAATGTGAGCCAGGCATTCGCAGTCCAGCAGATCGTTTCTGGCTTTTTTCTGGATCCAGCGCTCAATACCTTTTTCATCCCGTTCTTTTTCTTCCGCCGTGATATGGGTCGCGTACACCTGGTCTGTTTCAGCGTGCAGGTATGCTGCCTGGGCGCCGTGCTCCATGGCCTGGTTCAGCCGGTAAAAAAACATATCTTTAATATCATTTGTATCGAGCTGCAGGATCTGCAGGCCTCCTGGCAGCGCCTTTCCGGATGGCGTCTTATCAATCGGCTTTGTCATATGGACTTTGCCGGCCAAAGATCGGCTGGCGCCCTTTGTGCCGAACACCCGGCACCCACGGCCCACTGCGTTTTGCCTCAGCCACCAGTATGTCTCCTCTGTCATAGACAGGCCGAAATCCTTATCACCACCGCCTGTATCAATGGCCGCCCGCATAATCCTTGCCACCCGCCCGTCACCGGCCGCGGCCCCTTCGCCATCAGCCTCTGGCTTTACAATGGGGTATGTCGTATCAAACAAAAGGCGCTCCACATCTTCCCATGCTGCCAGCTGGCCGTAATGAATCAGCCAGGATGTATAATCAACAGCCCAGGCCCTCACCACAAACCAGAATCCATACTTTTGCACATCGATCCCGGCAGTCAGCGCCACCGCTTCAGCCGGCACGGTCTGCGGCGCAAGATCGCACCGGGCCTTGAGCACTTCCTCCTGGGCCGTGGTAATCAGGGTTTGACGCCACGGCTCTGCCTTGTACCCGTTCATGAAATCTTTGAGCTTTTGAAAATCAGACCGCCCTTTTAAAAACGCGCCCGCTACTTCGGACAAGCTCACAAAATATGACAGCCATGCCGGCAGATGAAATCCGATCTTTGTGGGCCGGTATGTTTTTAAATATGCAAACAGCTCCAGACCCATGTGCGAGTCCTCCAGGCCGGCGGCCCTCCAGTGCCCGTTTCGCACGGCTTTGTTTCTAGCCGCGTCATCCCACGATTTTTCACAGTGTTTGCATTCATACCAGGCGAGCTTTTTCTGCTCCATGGTCTCCGGGTCCCGCTCATCCTTTGGAAATTTTATCTGATCAAATTCCATGACCTGGTATTGAACGCAGTACGGGCAGCACACCCAGAAATAAAAAATCACCTGGGCCTCTGTTTGCAGCGCCTTCCAAATATAGCCGGTTTCCGTGGTAGGCGAGCTGATCTTCCAGATCACCCGGTTCCACTGATATGTCCGGGTCCGCTTTTCTCCCAGGGAGATCGGGTCCGATTCCCGCTTGCCCGTGGCCTCCGGATATTTGTCCGTCTCATCAAAAATCAAATACCGGATCGGCTTGTTTGCCAATCGGGACGCGGATCTGGCCCACGCCAGGTAAATGGGCATGTGCTGCAGATTGATCCGCAGCACAGACGTGTCATCCTGCACCCGGGTCATGTAGGATCTCAGCCTGGGACTGGACGTGATCATGGGCAGGATCCTGTCCGTTGAATTCTCCCTTGCTGTCCGCTCATCCGGATACACATACAACACAGGGCCCGGCGCCCGGTCGATCACGTATCCCACAAAGTTATGCGCACCCTCGGACATACCCACCTGCGGGGCCTTGCACACGATGATGGTCCGCACGCTGGGAAAAATAGCAGCATCCATGATGCCTGTAAGATAGGGCGTAACTTCATTCCTCCAGACTCCCGGGATGGATGACATGGTCAGATATCTGTGCTTTTCGGACCACTCGCTCACCTTGATCCGCTTGCGCTTGCGCAGGATCCGCCGCTCTGCCTTGGAAAAACTGGTGACATGAACGATCTCTCCACGCTCCGCCAGCTGCTCACGCAGATCCGCAGGCAGCCAGGGCGGACACGTCACCCGGACCACATTGGAATC